ATAGAAAGGATAGCATCATGTTCGTCTTGTGAACGAGTTTCACCGAAGTCACGAGCAATTTTAGCCAAGCCATCTTGTTGAGAAACAACAGATTGCAAGTTAATTTGACGAGCACCGTGTGTACGTACTGTCTTAACATATGTAGAATATGCAGATGTCAAGCTTGTTGTAGCACCATCATCAGCAGTAGACAATGAAGCAACGTTTACAGTAGCTGATAGTGGGCGGAACCAACGCATTTGACCAATGTAGGTCTCTGTTGATGGGTCGATTTGTGGGTTTGAACCGATAATACCTGTGCCAGATAGTTTCTTAGCGTTTGTGTATGCTTCGTCAGAGTAAGCAGAGATTGCTGCTTGCAATGCGTAAGTTTGTGAACCGATAGTTGTAGAAGTAGCCATTAAATAGCCTCCTTATAAAGTTAAATTTTTAAATTAGAAAGAACCCGCATTTCCGATTTTACCTTGAGTGGCAAGTGCTAACACTTCTTCTTGGCTCATTTCGAATAGGGATTTCTTAGGATCAAATTTGGGAGTACCAGAGGGTTGTTGTGTCCCTGCTCCGCTTGTTGTCTTTGGTTTAAATAAGAATGATTTATCTTCGTCTTTGGCAAATACACCATTAACAAACTCTTTGATAGATACACCTGTTTTGTGAACCCATTGACCGTTCTCATCTTGTACTAATTGATTAAGAATATCTTTGTAGCCCATCTCAGCAGCAACTTCGTTTCTGAAATCTAAACCCTTCAATGCGTCACGAACAACTAAATCACGAGATAACTCGATATTTCTAGCTGAAGCAGCTTCGTATTTAGCAGCTAATTCTGCAAGTTTCATTTCATAAACTTCTTTGTGTTTACCTTCTTCTTCAAGTTGTTTTAACTTGACTGATTTCTGTTGCTCCTCAAACAATGCAGCTTTCTTTACAGCTTCATCACGAGATGCATAGGCATCATCTAGTTTCTTCTTGATAGAAGATAATTCTTGTTGTACTTTTTCTGCTACTAGCTTTGCAACTGTCTCATCGTTAGTTGTTGAAGAAGCAGGGGGTGTTTGACCATCTTGATTTGTTTGGTCTAAATTGTCTTGATTAATTGTATCACTCATTTTTATTTCTCCTTGAGCACGGCTCAGTTTATTTATTTCTAGTTACGAACTAAAAAATATTTGTGGTTATGGACCAATTCCATACCAATCGTAGTTACCATCAAATTCATTCCCAATGTCTTTAAGAACGTCTTCAATCGTTAGTATATCCTCTTTTGTTATTTTTTTACCACCAATTATTGATCGACCAGGAACTGGTATCAGTCCTTCTTCAATAGCTTGGTTGAGGAACTTGTTATAAGATTTCCATGATAGTCCATCTTTTCGCAATTGCTTAAGAGTCGCTAATACTGGATTTTCTTTTAGTTGATCTGCATAGATTTGACGGATTGCCCTCTTCGCTTCTAACATATCGGCTGCATTCGTAAAGAACGCATCATGAATTGTACTTGTTTGTATTCCCTTGTCTTTTCCCCATAGGTGGAATTTTCTTACGATAGCAGCGTCATTTGAATGGTTACCATTAACCGCAAAAGCAGTTCTAGCCTTACCAACATCAGCTACATCTTTAAATTTACCATCACCTATATTTAATAATCTCTCATAGAAAGGAGGATCAGATTTTTCTGTGAATTGTACAATGTTTGTTAATCGTCTACCTGTTTCATCGAAATAAGTAAATCGATCTTCCATTGTTCTTGAGAATACTTGATTGATAATTTTACCATCAAAAGTAACCCAAGAGATTTCAGCTTTACCTGTTTCGGTCATATACGTTTCCGCTAAACGACCAAAGTATTTTGTAAACTTGCCAAGAATAGGTACTTGTTCTTCTAGATATCCACTCATGATTTGAGCAATTTCTTTAAAGTCTTGAGGAGTTACAACACGGTCATAATTCCTAGATACTTTTTCAACGAAGTCTTTTGTATCAATATGATGTGATTCTAAAGCTTGAACAATATAACTATCAAATGCTTCTGCTTTATTAACACTTTGAATAACTTGTTTTCTTAAACCTGTTAATTCTTCATATGTAATAGGGTCTCGTCTTTTTAGATTTGCTCTTACAATGTCTATCTGTTCTACAATTTTATCTACATCTGTTCTTGTAACAACTAATGTATTTGTTTTTGAGCCTAATACTTTTGCAAGCTTAGATTCTACTGACATAATACCTGTTGCTTCACCAGCACCGTAGAATGTTACCATGTTTTGTTGCTTGGCAGCCTTACGAAGATCTTTTTCTTTGAGACCCAATCTTTGATTTAACTTTTGGAATCTTGGATCCGCAAAAGTAGAAGCAGCAATTTCGTCATATAATCTTCGTTTTTGTGTTGTTGGAACTACATTAGATAATTCCGCTAACTGTTTATTTTTTGTTGTTAATGCAATAATCTGAGCACCTGATGAAGAAGCATCCTGCTCAAATGCGACATCTACTAAGTAGTTATCTAATTTCTTTAAATTTTGAGATGTGTAAACACCCTCTAAATAATCATCGATTTTAGAAACTTCTAAAGCAAACCTTAAAAGTTTACCTTGTTCTTCACCCTCTAAACCTTGAAATATTTTATTATTTAAAACAAAACGGATATCTCCTGGTTTACCTCTTTGAACAGCATTACCTAAAGCAATTAAATCTTTCTTCCAGTATTGGAAAATTTCTTGTCTGCCAGTTACTGTTAATGAACTATAATTTCTTTCAAAGAAATCACTTGCTCCACCTAAGAAAGCACCAATCTGATCTCCAAGATTAGCATAACCACTTACTGTTAAGGGTTTAGAGAACTCTGTACTTAAGAAAGGTCTAAAAGATTCACCTGATTGTGGACTTAGAAAACCTCTAGCATAAACACGAGCACGAGAATCTAAATAAGCATAGTTAGAAAAAGCTTTTCCACTATTACTATAGAACTCTAAAGTTTTAAAAGTACTATAAGCATCAGCACGATTTGTTATGTATTTACGATAAGTATTTAACTCATTGTATAACTGTGCTTGACCTTTGTCATCTTGGAATTTAAGTAACTTAGACATAAACTCATAGAATGTTTTATCTACTTTGTGTTTAGCACCTGTAGCTTGATTAAGCAAATTAGCGATGTCTTTGTCAACAAACTTAGGGTCAACGTCAAATTGAGCACCTGAAGAAAATACTGGAATTTTAGTATCTCTGTAAATCCCTGGAAATAATTTCTGTTGAAAGTTTTCTTTTCCTGGAACTACAACAAATCTAGCAGAGTCATCTGTGAATCCTAAATTTACTGCTACATCGATTTCTCGATTTAATAAATTATATCTTCTTAGTCTAGGTTCTACTACTCTTAGTTGTTTAGAAAATGTATCGTAGACTGGTCCTGCAAATCCACGACCTTGTGATTTCTTAAAACGTCTTTTAGTTACACTTACTGTTTCTATGTCTAACCAACCCTTGTTGATTTGATCATCTAAAATAGAAACACCAAGTTTTCTCCAGTCGTTAATATCACCTCTTAGTTTAGCACTGTTATATGCATCCTTACCAATTGAAACAGCTAATGTATCGTAGTCAGGTGTTTCCTGATTAGCAATACGACCAGCAATACGTCTCCACAGTAAATCTTCTTGTGTTACTTGTTTAACACCGAATAAACCAAACCATTTCTTTTCTATCTTTGCAACTTCATCTAATCTGTTTTTAATAATTATAGGTAGTCTGCTAGAACTTAATCGTTTCATTTGAATTGCAATCTTGGGAGAAACGGATTCTTCCCATTCTGCTCTTTCTTTAATGTTTCTTAAAAATTTTTCTTGCAAAGCTTCAATCGTAGTTGGTCCTAAAACAGGATCAATGAATGAATCAGAAGTTAGCTTCTTAAGTACATTAGCATCTTTTCTTAATTGTGTTTCAATAAAGTCAGATACGTTAGCTACAGAAAATTGCATTTCGCTGTTCAACACAGCTTTGAAGTTACCCCAAGGTTCACCTGATCGTCTTGCACGTTCAATAATTAAACGCAAGTTATCAGTGATTGCAGCTCTTTCGTTTGTTCCTAAGAACCCTTCGGTAGAGTCTACAAACTTAGTAATAAAGTCTTTATCTTTTTGTTTTAACAACTCACTATTTAACACATTTGTTTTTGAGTTCTCTAGAACTTCTTGAAATTGTGGATAAATAGATTTGTGTCTATATGTATTTGTAACAGGATCATATAAATATGAGTCACTGTCTGGTGGTGTATTTAATACTGCATCTTTAGAACGCTTTTTACCTGCAATCGTAGTTCCACGATAAGGCATTAAAGAAAGAGTACCATTTAATTCGTCTACTTGTAAACGATAGTATTCTTTTAAAGCGTTTTGAAACTTAACATCATCTATTAAGTCATCAGGTCTTAATACACCTAATTGTAATTCATTTAATTTTGTTAAACCACGATCAAACTTTGTAGTTGTTCCTAATGGAGTATCTACAGAGTCTCTTCTTAGAGCTTTCAAACCAATAGCATTACCCATTGAATCTGTAAACTTATCTAAGAATAACTTGCCTGATGTAAATAAAGATAATCTAGTATCATCTCCAAAGTGTTTTCTTTGTGTTTCTACAGGTTGTCTTCTTAACCAAGAATCATAGCTTTCTTTTGCTGGGCTTAATCCATCATAGTAAGCTCTTTGTTTAGCATTTAAATCTTTTAAATTTCTCTTTCTTAGTTCGGCAATGCCTTGTAAGGAAGCTAAATCTTCATAAGACTTAACAACAGGAATAGTAGTAGAACGACAGTTCCAATGAAGAGGTGGTCTAAATTTATCATCACCGATGTCATAAATTTTACCGTCATGATAAGCACAAACGTTAGTTGTACGAGAGTCTAGCACAGCTACAAACTGCCAACCTTTTAATGCTTTATCATTTGCTTCATATACTGCAAAGTCAGCTTGATTAGAAATCGAAGTAATACCAGTACGAACCACACCACGGGCTTGGTTTCTAGTAATCTTAATTCCTTGATTTCTGACTCTTGCAACTATTTCTGCTTCACTTAAACCTGAAGCTAATCCACCACGAATAACCTGTTCAATCTTTGCCCTTTCGGACATAGCCAAGTTATCTGCAAGTTGGAAAACTATTCTATCATCTTTGATAGGTTTCTTTAAGGCGATCTCTTCAGCTATTCTAATAGAAGGCTGAACAGTTCTCCAAATACGACCCATAGCCGCATCTAAGTTATCTCTTGTGTAGTCTAATTGTGTTTTTGCGAAATCAACAAAGGATGAACCCCAAAGGGTCTTAATTTCATCCCATGTCTTTTTCACTTCTTTTGTTATGTTCGGATTGTTTCTTACAATACCATCATTTTTCAGAACCTTTAAAAGATCTGATTGATGACGTTCTATAATACGATCCGTTTGGGCTGCTAACTTACGCTCATACATACGAATCATAACGGCACGATCTACTTGCCTATCGTATATGTCCTGTGTAGCTGTAGTCATTTATAGCTCCTGTTAATTTGTTTCTTGTGCTCTCAAAGCAGAACTCATATCTCCTAAAGCAGCATCAATACGAGGATTACTTAAAATTTCATCCTGTTTAATGTCTTCCTTACCAAGTTCATCATCATAGTCTGAAGGAAGAATATCATTCTGTTTAGCGATGTTAATAAATACATCACGAGGAATAATACCGTTTTCATACCATTCAGTAACAAGACGTAACCAATCAGCACCAAGAGGTGTTGGATTAAAGTCTGCACTTAGAGTAAACTCGATGTCTTTATCAGAGTATTCTGTTCCGTATTTCCAGTTAATCATTGTAGCAATAACAGATCTCATTGTTTGAGAAATCTTAGCATTCAATGTACCTAACTGTGCTGTTTGAGCAGCATTACGAATTTCTAGTGAAACACCTGATGTATTGGCTCCATTTTCTGGTGCTAACATTCTCATACCCATCTTAGATAGCTCATCGATTGTTTGTGTAATAGATGCTTCCATATCTTTAAGGGCTTCTGTTGGTGTTTCAAGTACCTTTACATCGTCACCTGAACGTAACTTGATCCATGTACCTAAACCACCTGATACAACTTCATCAAAGTCTTCATCGGTCATGTCTGACATAATTACTGGTGTGTATGTTGCGGCACCGTATAGCAAGTGATTTCTACGAGATACTTTATTGTATAAAGCAACTTCCCTATCTACTAAAGGAATCAACATTGGCTCATAAGGTGTTATTGAACCGTTCAATGGAAAGAAAGGAATAAAATTCAATCTCTCATTGTTAATCATGATTGACTCATAGGTTTCTACTAATTGGAAACCTTGATTAGTCATGTTAGTGTAGTTCTGGCGAATCTGTCCGTTAACTACGGGTACTTGTTCATTGTTTGTTGACTTCAAATATTTACGAATACGATATCTACCTGACTCATCTAAGTCATGCACCATTACAGTATCAACTAAGTCTGGGTGAAATTCATTTTCAGTAAAATTCTCATTGAAGGCACGAGTGATAACTCTTGTTAAACCATATACACCTGTTTCTGGATGTTGTCCTACAGTCCAGTTAATAACTGTCTCTGCATTGAAAATAACAGGATAAGGTTTAAGAGCATTTCTTTGTTCTTGTGATAGTACGTCTATGTTTTCTACGCTAGGATAATCAACATAAATCCAAGCACGAGAAGTTTGCATTTCTTCCCATAGTACGTCATCTAAGAAGCTGATTAAGGAACTATTATCATATCCAAAATCATTTCTTAACCAGTTTTCTACTTCCTCATGCTGAGGTAAGTCATCTGGTAGTTTAATTTGAGGTGGCTTACGAAGTAAACCGCCAATAAGTACTTTAGCATACTGTGATACTAATCCTGGTAGTTCTGCCTCAGAACGATACCAACTGTATTGTTGTTGTGTCATAGAGGGGCTAAATGGAATTAACAAATTAGTAAAACCATTGGTATCACACCAAGCGTCATACTCTTTTGTATATTTCTGTCCACCTAAAATGGCACGACTTCTAGACCATAAATTTACTAAACTTTCGTAGCTAGCATTTGGGTCGGCTACTGTTTTTTGCTTTTGATTGCCTGTATTAACAGTTGCTGTACCGCCAGTTGATGTTGCCATTTAGACCTCCGTTTAACTATTACTGCTTCATTAGTTTATTAAATTCAGCAATAGTGATATTTTTCAAAATTCTTCCTGCTGGACTATAGAACACAACTTTACCATCTTCTTGTTTAATGTTCCATGCGCTAGGATTTTTCTCTACAGGCGCTAATACAATAGCAGCCTCTTCTGAAGGAGCTTTCTTAGCTACCACTTCAGGCTTAACTTCAATAACAGGTTCCTCTGTTGGAGTTAATGTTTCTTCAGCAATTAACTGAGAAACTTCTTCTGTTTTTTCAACAGTTGTTTTTAATGTTCTTGCCATTTTCTTAATATCTTTCTTATTTGGTGCCCCTTAATGGAATCGAACCAATAACTCATGATTACAAGTCAAGTGTTATACCATTTAACTAAAAGGGCTATTTTTAAAACATAAAACCTCGTTGAGTTCTCTTTACACCTGCTTGCACAGGGAATAAATATTCAACAGCGTATCTAATACCATCACTCCAGTGTTCTGTACCTTGAGACTTATCAATAGAAGCAGAGTCTGAATTGTTGTCCACCCAAGTTGTTCTTTCTAGAGAAGCAATTGTGTTAGTACACTTGTTTGACACATACATATCAACATCTCCGGCAGCACTTTTAAGTTTTCTATTAACAGCGTTAACAGAGTCTACAATAGGTGGTGCTTTAGTACGTGCTAGTGTCTGAATACCATAAGACTGCAAAATAGAGAAGTCTGTAGAGCCAGTTACTGCTGAAGTTTTTCTTGCTCTACCTGATGGGTCAGGATAAGCAACAATTTTATGTTCTTTATACTTATTTCTAAGTGTTTTTGCTAAAGTATCTGTATCAGGATGACCTTGCATCTCATCGATGAAGTGTAATTGATTACCTCTTACAGCAAATATACATGAAGCCATAATACCAACGTTAAAGTCGATTGCTACGTGTACTGTTTCGTCTTTATCGAAATACTCTAAATCATTTTTGACATGAAGCTTACGATCAAAACAATAGAAAACACTGTTACCAGAATCTTCAAATCTAGCAAGGTATTCTCTAGCAAACTTAATTGGGTCAATCTGATGTTTGATTCTCTCAATTTCGTCTGGGTCCAAGTAAGGTGAGTTGGTGTAGTCATAATGATAAGATTTCCAATTAGAGTCAGACTCAGCATAGTTATACATTTCATAAAAGAAATTATAACCCTCTGGTGTTGAAATAGCCAATGCTCTGCCAGGATGTGGTGATCCGACTTCCTTTGCTCTCTGCTCACTCCAACGGGTAGCAATACAAGGTTGAATAATTGACTGCCATGTTTCTTTTGCCCCTGGACTTTTATGCCAAGAGCTTACCTCATCTAGAACAACAAAATATTGTCCTGTACCACGCATACGATCAGCTGATTCATAAGACCAGAGTCTCAATTCTACGTTTCTTGGAAACCAGAATCGACCTGCATCTTTAGAATGTTTAACAGCCATAGATTCAGCACCTAATTGATATGCAATCAAAGGATGATAGATATCCACACACTGTGAATATGTAGGTGCCACAATCGTAACGTTCTTATTTGGAATCGATGCATCTAACTGCATTAATTCACTTACTGCTTGGATAGCCGATACTCCAGCTAAATGTGTCTTTCCGAATCCACGAGAAGCACATACTGCAGCATACCTATTATTCTCTTCTACGAATAGGTCATTAAACACCTCAGATTGACCGGGGTGCAGTATGATATCGCTCATTGTTTATTTCCTCTTTTTAGGCTTAACTCCGCCTCTAGGTCCTAATCGTTTTTCTTTTTCATAATTCAATGCAATGGCAACTGCTTGATCTTGAGGACGACCCTCAGCCATCAAATTACCAATCTTTGCACTAACTCTTTTGTTCTTTGCTTTCATCTGAATCTCCTAAACACTCATCTTTACACACTTGTGTGCTACACAGTTTACCACTTTCTGGGCAAACAATAAAGCGATTATCTAGCTTCTTTTCTTCTAAATATTTGTTAATTTCTTCACTCAGACTCTTGAATGACATGTTTGACCTTAGTCTTTTTAACAGCTGGTTTTTTAATTTTTGGCTTATGAGTTACAGGCTTAGTTGTTCTTTTTGCCTTAGGCTTTACAGGTTGAACAGGAATAGTCTTTTCCTCAACAACCTTAGTCTCAACTGGTTTTGATAACCCGAAAAACTCTTTCAACATACATAGTAGTTTTTGCATTTTATTTCCTATTTGCTAATTAAGCTTGTAATCCAGGTAGATAAACAGTTTTACCATCTTTCTTAACAGCTGTTAGTGTTTGACACTTTAAGTCATTTGCATCATAAGACACATGAACCCAACCAGAGTCAGGAATACCTTGAGTATAAAACTCTAAGATAACTTGTGTGAACTTGAAATTTTCAGCAATATATTTCGCTAAGTCACCATTAGCAACACCAGTAATTTCGATGTCAGCTGCTTGACCTTTGCAGTGATCACTAGTCTTAGAACCACCCACTGAAGCGTTTACTTCAGGTGATCTATAGCCAGAATTTACTTTAACTGACTTACCGTAATGTTCACGCACAGGTTGTAGAATCGATTCACATAATGTTTTAAGATTAGCAGTAACTGTTTCGTTAGGTGTATTATCTAGACCTTTACGAGTAGCTGTATCGCTTGCTGTTAATTCTTTTAAACTAAAATTTGCTGTTAATTGCATATTATCCTTTTAAACTTTTAATTGCTTCTGATTTATCCTTAGAGCCTTGGCTTGAACCAAAGTAATATGAGATAAC